CCCAGCAAACCGCCGATCAGCTTGGGATTCTTCAGCGCGAACTCGCCCGCAGTCTTGGCCCACGATGGCAAGCCACTGAGCAAGCCGCCGCCAGATGCCGCAGTGAGGGGGCTAGAAGCGCCGCCAAGGCCAGCCGATGCAGCCTCAGCAGCAGAGCCTGTCAGTGCGCCGTATTCGCCCGCAGCAGGAGCCAGCGCGCCCGGAGCCGACACAGGCGAGGTGCCGCCCATCGCTTCCATCAGCCCCGCAGAGCCACCGCCGCCACCCGCACCAGCAAGCGCGATGTTGCCGCCCGTGACGCCAGCAGCCGCAGCCATCGCAGCAAGAAACACAGGGTCCGCGTTGCTGTACTGCATCGGGTTTCCGACAACCTTGCCCTGCGCGTCTTGCACCCAGCGGTAGTTGCCGCGCCCATCGGCGCCGCCTTCGCGGAAGGTGTAGTTGTTGCGCTTCAGGAAGTCGCTGATCGTCTGCGCGTTGTTGCCGCTGGTGTAGTTCTCGGCATTCTGGTTGCCAAGATCGATGCCGAACTGGCTCCAATCGAGCATTCCCGTACCGTCCGCGTTGCCCTGCGATTGCTCGCTAGGCTTGCCCATCGCGGTTGTGCCGACAGTGCCGAAATACGCGTTGTGCAGCGGGTCGATGAGGCTCGAAGGGCCTTGCGTGAGCCACGAATAGTCCATCAGCCGCCCCAGCCTTGCATAAACCACGGCAGCATGGCCGCGCCCATCGATGCGCCACCGATGATCTGCGATGTCTTCGACGGATCAGGCGTTGTGGTGCTGGTGCCCGTGTTCATGCCCAGCGCCTGCCCGTAGTTGGCCAATTGCTGTTGGGGGAAGGCTTGCGACTCTTCCCACCACTTCTGATTCTGGTTCTGGCCGGCTTGGTTAAAGCCCTGCATGGATTGGCCGACACCCATCAGCGCATTCGCGTCTAGGTAGTCGTTCGCCGCGTACTGCGGGGCCATCCCAAGAGCCTGCATCTGCCGGCCACGCTCCGACTCGTAGCCCTGCATCCGCATGTCAGTGCCGATGCGGCCGACTTGCTGCATCAAATTGTTCGCGTCCATGCTGGCGTACTGGCTAACGCCCGTGTTGCCGAAGGAGCCCGAAGAACTCATCGCCTTGTCCCACTGCGGCTTTTTGACGTTGTTCCACGCCGAAGTCAGATCGCCCTGAGCATTGGCGATGCTCTGCGACAGATACGGGTTGTTTTGCCCGCCACCGTTGATGGTGTTGGTGAGTTGCTGGTTCGCAGCGTTCATCACCGAACTGCCGTTCATGGCGCGATTGGCCGTGGCATCCCAGCCGGCTTGCAGCGTCTGGTTCGGGGCCGTGTAGGTGCCGGGCGATTGGACGTAGGGGTTATTTGCGACTTCTTGGGCGCGGCCCAGGTCGTCCTGCATGTACGGGATAGCCCAAGCCGGAGGGCCTTGCGTGGTGGTTGCCATTACGTTACGTCCTTTGTGACGGTGGTTCGTTCGCTGCCGGTCATCACGGCTTGCACGCGGTTCAAGGTGTCGTTCAGATCGCGGAACGTAACGACAGGGCTCGCGCCGCTGGTGTCTATGTCGCTCTTGCCCGCAGCGACCGCCGAAAGAATCTTCAGAACATCGGTAAGCGTGTAAGCGCCGTCCACCAGCAGATTGCCGACTGCCGCCGCCAGAGACTGCGGGCTCAGTTCCGTGAATGGCGTGATGTCGCCGGCCAGGTTGCCGAGCGCTTTGGGCGTTGCAGAGCCGGTCAGGGCAAATGTGCCCGCACCGATAGCACTCACGATGGCCCCAAGCGTCACCGATGGGACAGTGAACGTAGCCGTTGCAGCGCCCTCACCAGACAACGCACCAGCGAGCGCGCCCGTCTGCGTAAACGTCATCGTGGCTAGGCCCGATGCGCTCACCACTAGCTGCAAATCGGCGTTAGGCAGCGTGAAGTCAAACACCGCGCTGCCCGCGATGTTCCGCCCTTCGGCAAGGTTTAGCGGATCGGCCTCAAACGACAGTAGCGCGGCATTGATCGCAGAGATTGCGCCCGCGGTGCGAGGCAGCGCCCACGACGATGACGCAATGTGCCCCGAGGGGATGCCGCCAAAGATGGGCGACATCGCCTGAAAGCGGCTCGCCAGTTGCCCCGCGCGGCTGAAGTTGCTTCGCTCAATGCTTGCCACTGTGCCGCTCAGGAAGCGGCCCGGCGACTTGTGCAGCACCGTGCGATTGCCGATCAGTGCCATTAGCTCCAACCCAGCTCGATGTGACCGCTGATCGGGGACGCCACCGGAGTAGCAGCGCCCGCCAGCATCAGCCACGCCAAGCACGCACCGTCATAGACCTTCGGCATGCTCATGAACTGATTTACCAAATCACGTTCAGCCGTAACGCCCAGCGTCGTGATGGGCAGCGTTAGCAGCGGCTTGCACAGAACCAGATTCAGCACACCAGATGTGTAGGTGGCTGACAGGCTGAACTGCTGCACAGATCGGATGCCCGCATCTCCGGCAGCAAGCGGCATGAAGGGGCCAAACTTGCCCGCACCCGTGCCGCTGTAGACGATGCTAGTAACTGCCGCCGTCGTGTTGCCGATAGGCAGTGTGGTCGGGGTCACGTTGCCAGCAGTGCCGCCGCTGTCGGTGTAGGTAAGTTGGATATTAGGCGTGCCGGCGCCCATCACCGTGCTAGGCGTGACGAACGCCTGAACGCCTGCGCCGTCCGTGTAGCGGGGCAGCGTGACGGTGTTGTTCAACGCTTGGTTGCCCGTGGTCGTAACGGTCGTGATCGGGTAGAAGCCGAGCAGATCAACAAGGATCAGCACACATGGTGCGGTAGTCGCCGCCGCCGTTTGCGCCGCAGCGTTCAGCAGGTGTTTGTATCCGGTGCCGCCGCCCACGTTGCCGCCGTGCGGGATGCCTGTTGCGTTTGCCGTGGTGTCGGTGAGCGCTTGAAATGCCAAGTTGGTGCCGGTGCCAAGGATCGTGTCAGCACCCGGGTTGCCGCCGCCACGAAAGAGGCTGTACCAAAGGCCCGCCGTGTGCGCCGTGGTGGCAAACGTGGATTTCTGCCAGTCGGCGCGGTAGAACTTTCCGTTGGTGGAAATTTGGTTCACCATGTCGTCTTGCGAGGAAAAGCCAGCCATATCAGCCCCAGGTTGTTTCAAGCACGCCGATGATTGGCGCACCAGACAGCGAGCCGTTAGGCAGCGCCAGGAAATTTAAATAGGCGTCATCCGTGATTTGCGGAAGCGATGCCATGTCGGTCAGGTAATCAATCTCGGTCGGGGCGTCAATGCCGCGCAGCGCGATAGATGCCAGCGGCTTGACCAGCACCAGCGAGAACAGGCCCACATCTCCGATGCCGCCGATAGTCACAGACTCGACCGAGCGCACGCCCGTATCGCCGGCCTGCAGGGTGAGAAACGGCCCGTTGTTGACGTAGGCCGTGCCGCTCTGCTGGCTGTTCAGAATCGTGCCGTTGACGAACTGCGTTGACATCGTGGCCGTCTGCGAGATCCGCCCGGCCACGCCGTCCTGATTTGTGTAGCTCACTGTGAACGGTTGCCCGCCCGTGTGGCCCGCAACCGTTACCGGCATCATCTGCACGCCCCTGCCGTCCGCATGCCGGGGAAGAGGCGTCGTGTTGTCAAGCGGCTGCGGGTCTAGCACCGATTCATCGATGAACCCATAAAACCCGATGTAGTCCAGAAGCAGCAGTTGCAGCGGGGCCGCAGTTGCGGAGGTCGTCTGCACCAGCAACTTACGTAGGAACTTCTTGGCCGGCGCCACGTTGCCGCCGTGGCGCAACCCGCCGTCTGTGCTTTGCTTCAGGGCAGTAAACGCCCCTACAGCGCCGATGTAGTAGTTGGGCGCCGGGTTGCCGGGCGACATGCTCAGGTCGAACCAAATGCCCGCGCCTGTGGTCTGCGTCGCCTGCTTCCGAAAGCTGGCGTACAGGTACTGCCCAGCGTCCTGCGCGTCGGCCAGCTTGCGGGCGTTCGCAAAGCCGGCCATCAGGCGCCCGCCTCGGTCTGCGGCTCCAGTTCCTCATCAATGGGCGCACCACAGCCGCAAGCGGCAATTTGCACGCCCGTAGACCGTCCTTCGGTGCGAACCAAAATGCCGCAGTGCGTGCAGGTATAGCGCCAGATTTCCGGGGCGTCCACGATCAATCCAAAGTTGCCGTCAGTGCGGTTGCTGCAAACTGCGGCTGGATGCCGTTGCTGATCGCCAGCGAGGCCGACAGAGCGCCCGAAAGGATGATCTGCCCCGCGCCGCTGGCGTCTTGCCCGATGCTGAAATAGGTGGCCGTACCGCTGCCGCCCGTGCATTGCGGGAACTGCACCAGCGCGGTATTGCTCACCGTGGAGACGCTGCGAGTCCACCCGCCAGCAGAGCGAGCGACAGCCACCCGCGCATAGCTGGTGTACGCAATCTCGCTGGTTGCCTGCGTGCCAGCTTCACCGGGGTCTGCTGTGTGCAGAGCCACGTAGAAGCTACCCGCCGTGGCGCTGTTTTGCAGGCCACCAGCGTCACCGACGCCCGCCCAATCTGTGTTCAGGAAGATCAGGTCAAGAAGTGCAGCTTCCGCCGCGTTGCTCATGCTCATAGTTAGAACCCCGAAGGAAAGTAGGAATCACCGCCGCCACCACCACCCGAAACCGTGTCGTTGTACCAAACGGTTCCATCGAACTTCAGCACCTGGCCGACAGTGGGCGCCGTGATTTCAACATCAGTGAGCGCGTCAAGTTCGGTCAGGAACGTAAGCGAGTTGATGCGCTCTGCATGCTCCCGGAACAGATCCGTCAGCTTGCGAATCAATAGCGCCGAGTCCGCAGGAAAGCGGACAGCGGTTTGAAGTTTCTTCATCGGTCGCCTGCCGACACAAGATCAATGCGGAGCGCCGTAACGTCGAAGTCGCCCGTAGGCGCCACGCGGAACGAATGCCATCGGCCCGTCTGTCTGAAGTCGAACTTGCCGTCCGCCTTGCTGACGCTGTTCTCGGGGCGCCCGTCTTCAACGTCTTGCTCGCCGCTCTCCACCATGCGTATATACGTTTTCAGCAGGCACGAATCAGGCGCGCGAGTGAACCGCACACGCAGCCCACGGCAGAACGAATAGCCCTGATCGTCGCCATAGATGCCGGTCAGGAAGTAGGCGCCGCTAGTGACTCCCGACAGCGTGCGTACCGAATGCGAGGTGCTGACGATTGCGGGCAAGGCGATGCCGGAAATCCAGAACAGCGAGTCATAGGAAAGCGTCGTCGTAACGCTGTCGTATGTGTCGAACAGCGGGCTAGAGCCGTCATAGGTGAGACTCGGGGTGACGTAGTTCACCGCCGCCTCGACAGCCATATCGTCTTTGCCCCACTTGCCGGAGCCTACGTGATAGACCACGCTCGAATCGATGGCACCCGTCACCGATGCGGTTGACGCGTACATGATGCGGACGATGTGGTTAACACGATCCCACACGCAAATTGTCTTGTAGCGATACGTAGGCGCCATGTCCGCGAACAGCCACCGACGAATGACGCCCGTAGCAATGGGGCGCGGGGTGGTGCCATCGTGCAGATACACGTTATCTTCACCGACGAAGATGTGGCCCATCGGCGTCTCAACAACGGCCTCTTGTCCTACGCAGCCGACATCGGTAGACACGGGCTCGTAATCCCACACCGCAGGGGCGCCCACATAGCGCGCAACCATCATCGATGACTGCTTGTAGACAATGATGTCGCCGCCAAACCGAGCCGCAGCCACGATAGGGCCGCTGCCGTTTGTGAGCCTGCCAGAGACGCATTGCGTTGCAACGTCTAGCGTCCAATCGGTGTCGTCGTACTGAGCCGAGCAGTACCACTCATCGGCGTATGAACTGGTGTTGAACGCCACCACGAAGTCTTTGGCCGAGACAACGATCTTTGCCGATGGTGCGCCCGAGATGTCAGCGAAATCGCCCGTCACGCTGCGTTGAAGCGGTGCCGATGGCGTGGCAACAATGGTCGCGTTTGCGAACTGAGCAAAGCTCCAACGATCATCGGTGCCTAGCGTGTAGTCAGTGGCGCGGCTAACGTCCGTCCAGGTCGTGCCGCTCTGCTCGTACAGCTTCGCAGCGGTGCCCGCGATCAGCCGACGATTGCCGCTCAGGTCCGAAGTGCCAGCGATGCCCGCGCACGCAGCCGCCAGCGCATCCACGCCCACATCGACGGCACTAGGAGCGCCGCGCATGCCCGCCTCGAAAGGGATCAGGTGCGAGCAATCGACAAGCACGCCCGGTGTCGTCGGGTCAGAGTCGGGCGCGAAACCAAGAATCGGGATCACGGGTTATCCAATGTTCACCGGCAGGGGATGGGGTTAGGCGTAGACCAGCGATGACTGCGCGCTCACGTACTTGGTGCCCGTGTAGGTGAATTCGAGCACTGCGCGCAGGTTGGCTGCGCCTGTAGGCAGCAGGCCCCAGGTCGTTCCGTCAGGCTTGACAAACTTGCTTGCCAAGGTAATCGAATAGCCGCCCGTGGCGTTCTGAATGAACACCATTTTCAGATTGCGGTAGGTATTGCTCTGCACGCTGTTGGGTCCGAGGATGCTTCGGCCCGACCTTTCCAGCGTCACCTGGATGATGTCCAGGCCCATGCCGTCAAAGTTGGCATCGCCGGTTGAAGTGTCATAACCCCAGATCGCCGTTCCGTTTTCAATGCAGCCAAGACGAACCACCCGCGTTGCTGCGGACATTGACGGGCCACCGCCAGTAATAACAGAGGCGGGAACCGTTGCCACTTCAAA